GTTTATTGGTCATGGTGTTGGTGATGTTAAACACGCAGACTATAAAGTTTCTGTAGACTCAACAAATAAAGTTCTTCGTCCGATGCACGAAACAGTTGCTATGGATATTGTTGAAGACTTAACATCTGGTTCAGATCGCCTATACAAAGATTATAAAAAGACTGGCGATTTAATTACTCTACCATACACTGAATCTACATTCATTTTCAATAACAATGCAACTCGTTCATTAGATGTAACAGCAGTTTCTGTTGGTGCGTTCAAAGGGCAAGTTACATTATTCCCAGAAGGTGACAACTGGAAAGATACTGTACGTCGCCCAGATTTAACAGTCACTGATAACAATAATTACGATGCTATTAAGTTTATGGCTGAGCAATTGGGTGTTACTGGTACTAAATGGAATGAGTGGCAGACTAACTGGACTTCAGTTTCTGAGTCTGGTCGTAACGTATGGGAATCACAAAGTGGTAATACAGTAACTGGTTTTGAAACAACTATTTACGAATGGACTGGAGTTAATACTCGTACTGGTATTAATACCACTCTAAACACTTCTGTTAATACACAAGATTATGGCGATCGTGTTGTGGATATGTCTTATATTCCATACATGCGTGCTCGTCCAGTAACATTTGTTGCACAAAATCTAAAACCAGATACTGTATTCTGGGGATTCTTTGATAGCACAGCAGTTGGTGAATATATTAAACCAGCTGACAAATTCTTATTACAGCGTGTAGGTACAGCAGAATTCTCGTTCAGTGATGTTGACATGAGAGATAATATTTTATCTGATGATGTTAAACGTTCATATGCTGGACAGATTGAACCTGCGTTCTCTGTTGGTGATGTTTTAACAAACAGTACACATAATGCTGTGAGTATTAGTTCTATCACAAATCTAGTTTCAGCTGCGTCAACATTTACATTGGCTGTTGCTGATGCTAGTGGTATTATTGCAGGACACCACGTTGTTCTTTACAACCTAGACTATCATAACGCTTATAACACTAAGAACTTAGATGATTTGCAAGAAAATCAAATAATTCCTGCAAGTTCTGGAATCACAAGCACAACATCTACTTCTAAAGAATTAAACTTACGTAAGTTCAAAGTTATTTCTGTTTCTGGACAAAATGTCACACTTGGTAATATTGACGGAACTAATATAAGTGCGTTCTCTGCTTACAGCACTGGCTCATACAGTGGTGACAATAGAGGTAAATTGCTACGTCTAAAGGCATCTGCAGTTATTGCTAGTGAAGGGTATATTGCGTCAGAAGATTCTAATGGAATCCTAACACAAGAAGTTTGGGCAGTTAATATTAAAAATGGCTTTGGTGTTGGTGAATACTTAACTGGTTCTGTTAATAGAGGAAATACTTCTTCGTATAACACTGCAACATTACTTGGTATTAATGATAATACTTCTGCCACAACTGCTTCTACAATGAAAGAACTTGGCGATGATATTAGAACAGATATTTTAGGTAATGCTGTCGGTGTTTTCTATCTACCAAATAACGAACAGTTAGCATTCCGAACTGGTGAACGCACATTCAAACTAATTGATAATATTAGCAACAGTGATGCTGATTTTGATTCAACTGGTTCTACAGTTTACTATTCACAAGGTTTTGCTCTTACTAAAGAAAGAACAGTTGTTTCTAGTCGCAGTGTAGATTTTGTTCAAGATCGTTTATATCAAGAACTACCAACACGTCGTACTACTACTAATACTCGTGTTCTTTACACTCGTTTTGTTGGTGGCGATCCAATTGCACAAACATTTACTATTAGCTCAGAAGGTGGTGCGTTTATCACTTCTCTAGATCTATTCTTTGCACAAGCTGGTAATCGTCCTGTTACTGTAGAAATCAGAACAACTAATAATGGTGTTCCATCCACTAAGATTGTTCCGTTCTCACAAGTGACATTAACACCACAACAGATGAATATATCAACAACATCTGCTGTAGCTACAACTATCACTTTCCCTTCTCCAGTTTATCTACAAGATGGTGAGACATACTGTTTTGTTTTATTAACTGATGAGCCAGGATGCCAAGTTTATGTTTCCGAATTAGGTAAATTCGATTTAGTTACTGGTAACATTATTGGTGTACAACCACTAATGGGATCTTTATATGCATCACAAAACGCTAAAGAGTGGGAAATTAATCCTCTATTAGACATTAAGTTTATTTTACGTAAAGCTAAGTTTAATGTAACAAATAGCGTTGATGTTTTATTCAAAGCAAAGAATCCTCCAGTTTATACATTACCAAATAATCCATTTGAGATTACTCCTGGAACTAATTACATTCGTGTTTATGCTCCAAATCATGGATTCTTAGCAGGTGAAACTGTTGTGATTGGTGGCGTGCCAACAGGAAATCTTGGTACAGCTTCTTCAGCGACTGGTATTCCAAACACTCTATTAAATAAAGCACATACTGTTGAATCAGTTGGTTTAGATAAAGACACATTTGTTATCAATCTAGTAACAGTTGATGGTTCTTCTAATAACTTGTTGATTGGTGGAACAAATAGTATTTTCGTAAAAGGTGAATACGGTGGTAGTAACGTAACTTGTACTCGTAGTATGAGAATGGATGCTATCTATCTAAAAACATCAGATTTGAATTTCCAAGATACTAAGTTAGATTACTATATTGATACACAACTAGAAGATACTACATTCTCTGGATGGACTCCATTGGTCGCAAATGCTAACTATCTGTTTGATAGTCGTCGCCATATTGCTTCATACGAGAATCAAACAGTTATTTCTTCTAACCCATTATTGAAGAAGTCTTCAGTTTTGGTTAAAGCAACTTTAGCTTCTCTGAATGAAAACGTATCTCCAGTTATTGATATGCAGAAAATTTCTTCTTATGCTATCACTAACTTGATTGATTCTTCAACTACACAAAGTAATATTAACGTCTCTGCTATTGATACAAGAACTTTGTTGAAGTATGCAGATATTGGAACTACTGATATTACTACTGCTGGTTCTGGAACAATTACTTGTACAACTGGATCTACTACAGTCACTGGTACTAATAGTTCTTTCACAACACAAGTATTCGTTGGTAATATTCTGAAAAACTCTGGTGGCACAACTATCGGTACTGTTGCTTCTATTGCAAGTAATACTAGTTTAACATTGAATGCTAACGCTGCAGTGGCTGTGACTGGTGGGACATACAATATTGTTTCTCCATCATCACAAGCAGTGTTATCATTCTCTAATAGTAACGGTAATGGTGTTATTTCTACAAATATCGACACGGCAGATAACCTATTAGGTGCAGCAGAAATCGGTAAGTACATCATTATCTCTAACGCTAACGCTAACGTAAACGGAACTTATCTAATCACAAATATTCAAACCTTTGAAGATAAGACTGCATACGCTGGAAACCCAGAGTTAGATAAGATTAATATCACTGTATCGCCTGCATTCACAGGATCTGCTACAGTTGATATGATTACTGATGCAGACTTCACAATTACTATGCTCGATAAGTTTGTTGAAGATATCGCTCCACAAGGTGCTTCTAACTCTGCAAACTACATCACTCGTCCATTATCTTTAACAACTGAAGCAGATTCGTTAAAGATTATGTTTGACGCAAGTATCTTGAATAATACTCAAATTAAAGTCTACTATCGTGCATGGAACGGTAATCCAGATTTACGTAGTTTACCATTTACTGATACTGGATTTGTTAATGACGCTGTAGATACATTTGGTCAATTCCGTGAAAGAACTATTGATGTCACTGGAATCACTTCTTTCCGTAATGTGCAGATTAAGATTGCAATGAGA